AACACCACCGTACATATGATATGCGGGAGTAAAACCATCTGGTTTATTTGTATTAGCCATGATTATCTCCTTTGTCTATATACATTGTTATTATTAAGTTCCTTTATCGGTATTTTTACTACCGAATGCGACTTTAGAAGACCTTTGGATATCACTATCTTTTATAGGCATTCTAGCATCGCTTTCTCGCATGTAGTTATTGTCTACACCGTCCATAGCAGATTTTGCTTGGTCTTGAAAATAAGCTGTACGCTCACTTGCAGTTTCAACAGGTACTTTAGCGAGAATTAAACCTCCAACCCCAATTATTCCTTTATTGCTTCCACTATCTACAGTAGGGGCTTCAAAATCAGGATAATCTTCTGCTCTCACAGGTTCATATCCTTCCCTAATACGTTTAGACATATTAGATTTATCGTCCTGTCCTCTAGTAGCTTCGCGAATCCATCTGAATTGATATCCAGCAGGAGCTTCTGGTGCGTCTAACATTGACGGGGGTTTCCAAGGCGTTCTGCGAGTTTGAGAGTCTCGTGTCTCTGCAGACCGTGAGTTACGGTCAGTTCTGACTTCCATCATATTATCTTCGGTCATTTTTATACTCCTTCGATATGCTTAGCATATTCTTCTAGCGGCACATTAAGTCTTTTAGCTATTGCTACTTGACTTGGTGTTAGCTTGATTTTGCGTGATGATTTTTTACCGCTAGCACCTCTGCTAGAAGCAGCAACCTGTTGCACGGGGGCAGATTGCTCGTTAGAAAACTTGTGTGGGAAATTTTCAGCCATACGTTTGTCTACTTCAGTGTAATACGTGTTAGAGGTAGGGTCTATTCCACCCTCCACTAGTTCTTTATGTATTCCAAATGCTGCAAACGTCATTGCTTGGTCATCTCCAAACCATTTATTTCTTTCAGCCCATTCCTCTGCTTTAGGGTCGGGTCCAGAAGCCTGAGGTTGTAACGTAGGTTGATAAGGTTGTTCAACAACTTGTTGTGGTTGTTGTTTATCTCTGACTTGTTGTTGAGCAGATAATCTTCTGAGATTTTCTGATTCAGCACTTGCCCTAGAAAGTTTTTCTGTTGCGTTTGCAACTTGTTCCCCATCTCCTGCATCCTGAGCCTCTTTTAAAAGTATTTTTGCTCCTGCTATTTCTGATTGTACCCTATTGTCGTACTCTTTGAAAAGAGAAGAATCCGAATTCTTTAATTTTTCTTTTAAAGAAGTAGCTGTTTGATTAACACTTTGAGCATAATTAACAGCTTCATCTCTCTGTCTTTCTGCTTCCCGCATTTTATAAGTTAACTTATCAATACGTTTTTGTACTGAATCTGTTATCTCATCTAGTTCATCTTTGGGTTTAATTTCTGACACAGCTTGTTCTTCAACCACTATTTCGTTTTTGATTGAATCGTCTACGTCTGCTGCGTGTATATCGACTTCCCCTTCTGGAAGTTCTAATTCTATTTTTTCTGCTTCGTTATTTTGCATGAGTCCTCCTCAAGATTGTTATGATAAAATTGCTTCTGGGTCATCAATACAGGCTAAGATTTCGTCATCATTTAAAAGACGCATATCGCCACCTTCTATTTGAAAACGAGCTCCAGCATATCTGCCAAAGATTACCCAATCACCTTCTTTACACCAAGCTCCCTCAGGGAACTTATGTGGGTCACTATACGCGTCTGGTCCTAAAGCTACAACATAACCAACAACAGTTGCAAGTCTTTCTTTATCAACAGTTGCTTTAGCTAANTGTATGCCACCTTTAGTTATACTCGATTGTGTAAAAGGTAATATTAAAATTCGATACCCCGTTGGACGTGGTAGCGATTCCGCATGAGAGTCTAAGTTCTCAGGAGTGATTGTAGGCTCTAGACTCATGTCTGGGGCATTATCACTTCCAAAATCCCTTAATACTCTATCTGGAACATTTTTTGTTTCGACTTTACTAGTCATTTGCATCCTCCATTTTAGAATGTAAAGTTTGAATCTCCTGTTCACAGAAACTCAAACCTGCTATTTCACCGACTATCCTTTGGTATTGTTCAAAGTTCTCAACACTTCCAGAAGCCAATGTTTGCGTGAGAGCTTCTTTTCTCTCACGATATTTACGGAGCAAATGCTCCGTAGCCATGATATAATCCATTTATTTAATGTAGTTATACCAAAGAAGTCCTTTTGTTTGTCCGTAAGCAGCCTTTACTTTTGACTCTTTACCAACAATATTGCCTTTAGCATCCGTATTTACTTCACCAGCAGTAACAGACTGTGTTCTAGTATTATCCACTATTGATGGTTCACTAGGTTCAGCTCTATTACCTTTTTTAGAAGGTGATGGGTATGCTTTCATTTTATCGTCGTAATACTCTCGCATTAGTTTTCTCCGTTTTGTTGTCTACTATCCCGAACTGTTTTTACTAGCTCGTTGTAGTTTTTATCAGCGTCAGCTTTCGCTTTCAACTCTAATTCTTGTAACTCTATAGCAGATTTAGTATCTTGTACTCTTAAATCTGCATCTATTTTTTCACGTTTAATTTGTGCGTCTAATTCAGTCTTCATTACAGAAAGTTGTGCGTCTCTTGCGTCGTCTTCTGCTTTTTGCATCAACTGTTCTTTTTCTAACTGTAATTGTTGTTGGAACATTTCCATTTGTGGGTTTTGTTGTGCTGCGGCTTGTGCTTGTGCCATAGCCTGTGCTTGACCTGTAACTTGTTGTGTTGCTTGTGCTGCCATCATAGCTATTTGATTCATAACTTCTGGAGGCATTTGACCGTCTTCCATAGAAGGTAATGGTTGTCCCATTGCTTGTTCTATTTGTTGTTTATACAGCATTGCTTGGTGTTCTTGTATATTAGCTCCTATCGCCTGAGTTGCTATAGGGTTTTGTTGAATCATAGGGTTTTGTAAAAACGCACTATGACTAGCTATATACGCTTCATGATTTTGAAACTCGTAAGCTTTTATAGGATTACCTGTCATTGCTGATTGTTGTTCACTAATAGGGTCTCTTGCGGGTACTTCTTCTTCGGGAGGTAATAATGCGTCTATATCTTTAATATTTAACGCAATATACATTTTTCTGTAAGATTCTCTTAAATCATGTAAATCAGGTGCTGCTTGTGCCATTTGTAGCTGTGTTTGAGCTAAAGTTATTCTTTGAGTCATACTAAAGATATTTGGGTCACTAACAGGTATAACATCTACAGAATTATCGAAATCTTCTTTAAATACGTTTTCTGAGGCACCTTGTACTTGATATGGGTATTCTGGTGGTAAAAACTCACCAAATACTCTTTTTAAAATTTTAAACTCAGTTCTTTGAGCGTAATGTAATCTTTTATGGATAGCTGACATAACTCTTTGTCCTTTTTCCATAAGTGCTACTGTTGTTCCTACAGGGGCTTCAGAGTTGCCATCTCCTGTTGGATTTTCTACAGTAGCTGCAAATCTTTTACCAGAATCAACTAATGCTCCTAATAACGTGGCTAAAGTACCGCTTGGTTCTTTATACGGTAAAGGAAGGAAAGCGTCTTGTAATCTTCCTCCTGGAGCGTCAACATCACGCCATTCTCCAGGTTGTAGGGGGTCATCATGACGCTGAATGTTTAATCCTCGTGATTTAAAACCTGCTGGAAGGTTAGAAAGTGTTCCTGCGTCTATTAATTGACGCAAAATAGCCGTAACTGACTTAGTTAAGCCTCCCATCATATGAATTAAGCCAAAACCGTAAAAACCTAGTCCTGGAAGAAACTTATAATGCGTAAAATGCTCTATTTTCTTCTTCATCGGGTCTTTTTGGTTGTAATTTGGTCTAATTGCAAGAACTTCGTTGTTATCTTTACAAATAGTTACAACATAAGGTAACGCTACCCCTGTTTCTTCGTCATTTTTGTCTAAATCTTCATATCCTTCTAAATCTAGGTCAACATGCATCTCTAAAAGGGTAAATTCTTCGTCTGTTATCGTTCTACTTAGTCCTTGTAGCTCATCTAACTTATCATCTACCTCTGTTGACTCTAATCCTCCTCCTGGAGACATCATATCAACGTCTCTATAGAAACCTGAAATTTGTAATTTACGTAATTCGTTTTCATTCATATGAATTACGTGTGTAATTCTAGGAGAAGTTAGTAAATCTACTGCGTAATAAGGAACAACTAAATCTTCTGACTTAACAAAACGTGCTACAGCACGTCCAACAGCGGGGTCGTAGTAAACTTTTTTAAACGCTGAACCAGATAAAGGTAAATAAAACAATAATTGGTCCATTTCTGGGTCATATTCTTCCATTTTGTACGTAATTTGGTAATTCATGAAGTTTTTAACACGATTAGCTTTTTCTAACTTAGCATTATCAGTCATTCCTAAAACTTCTGTATCAACAGGTCCGCCAGCAGGTAACATTTCTTTATATGCTTGTGCTTGAAACTGAGTTACTGCTTCTGCAAGTATCGGATGATGAACTCCTGAAGCCCCAACAAAAGGTTGTGACCTTGAATCAGAATTTATTCCTAATAAATCTAAACCTTCAGTATATGTTTGAAACCAATCGTTTCTAGAATCTAAATCGTCTTCGAAATTACCTACTAATTCACTAGCTATTGTATTTAATTCTCTTTCATCTAAATTCTCTGCTAAGTTTTCACCGAACTTAGACAAAGTTTCTTCGGGCATTTCACTGCCTCTGATTATTGAGCCGTCAGGTTGTACAAAAAGTTCTGTTTCTTCTTCAGGTTGTTCCATAATTTCAAGTTCAATTTCTTCTTGATTATTAGGAACTGCAGAAAGTGCTTGTTTTTCAATAGCCATGTTTATACATCATAGTATGATTTCGATTAATAATAAACCCTTTCACCACCATAATACTCCTCCTCTTCAAAATAATCACTACTTAGTTGTAAAAAACCACCTTCTCTAAACCTAGCTAATGCTAAAGTTGTTGCGTCTACTAAGTCATCATTTTCTCCCGCAGGGAAATCAGAAACTTCTTCTCGTAATTCTTCACCGAAACGGTTATCAGGAACCCATACTCTACCGTCTTGAAAAATAGGAGATACTGAATTTAATCTTGCGATTTTATCTTGACCTTTTCCTGGACTAAACGTATTTACAGGAATACCTACTCTACGTAATTCTTGTACTAAAGGAATACCGCTAGCTTTAGCTTCGATAATTACTGTGTCGGGAGTCCAATATTCATACATACGTAATGCTTCAGCTTTTAATTCAGGAAAATCAAAACGTTCTTTTATACAATCTATTAAAATTATATGTGCTTCTTCGCCTGTATACATTTCATCATTAATTTTACCTTCGGGATAAAAAACACCCCATGTTGTTATAGCAGTAAAGTCAGCTCTTTCTGATTTTAAAAACGCAGTATCGTAGCTTTGTATTAAATAATCACATTTAGGGGGTTTGTTTTCTTCCCAAACGTTAAACCAACTTTTAGGTATAATCGAAATACCTTCACCTGTTGGTCGTTGCATATATTGTGCCGCCCATTTAGATGGACTAACAGAAGCTTTAATACTTTCAAGTTCTTCTAATTTCCAATAATTACTCCAAAGAGGATTACCGCTTGGTAATATAGCAGGGAATTCTATTATTTCCCATTGGTCTGCTCCTTGGTCTTGTGCCATTTTTCTAGTTAATCTACCTGTTAAATCTTTTTTATTCCAACGGGTCATAACTATAACGATTGCACCTCCAGGCTGTAACCTTTGACGAGGACCCGCCATAAACCATTCATAAGCTTCTTCCATAGCTTTATCAGACATAGCGTCTTGTTCAGAATGTGGGTCGTCGATAATAAACAAATCAGCACCCCTTCCTGCTAAAGCACCTCCAATACCTGCCGCGTAATATTCTCCGCCTTTATTAGTTAACCATTTACCAGCAGAACGGCTATCTGCTTTTAGTTCTGTTTCAGGAAATAATTCTTTATACTCATCGCCGTCAATTAAATCCCTAACTTTTCTACCGAAGTTAACTGCAAGGTCGGCGGTATGGGTTGCTTCTATAATTTTTAGTTTAGGGTTTTTACCTAATAAATAAGCAGGAAATAAATGAGAAGCAAATTCAGATTTAGTATGTCTTGGCGGCATATTAATAATTAAACGTTTTAATTTACCCGTTGCTATGTCATCGAAAGCTTTAGCCATTTTTACATGGTGGTCGCCGTTAATAAATTCTGTCCAAATAGATTTAACAAAATTCATAAAAGTACTTGTTGATTTTTCTTGAAACTCTCGTTTATTAAGTTCTTCTAAAAGAACTGTAAACTCTTTAGCTTCAGCTTTGCCTAAATGTGAAAGGTCTATGTTTTTTAAAGACTTTAACTTGTCTGAATTTGATGCCATAGTTACATATTTCTTAAAGCTTCTATCATCGCCTCGTATTCATCAACGCCTGTCATAGAAGGTTCTAAAGTATTATACTTTTTATTAAATAATCTTTCAGAAGCAGGAACCCTAAATAAGTTTTGCGAATCTGCCATATCATCCATCATACGCATTTGTGGAGGAGTTAATAATTTTTGGAAGTCGCTTATATCTAATTTTCTTCCTTGTTTATTAGCTTGTAAACTTCCAAGACCAAAGTTAAATAAATCAGGACCGATTTGTTTAACTATTTCTTCTTTTGCTTCAGAAGCCCCTTCATCTATAAGCGATGAACTTTTTATGTTTTTTGTTATAGAGTTTCTGCCTATCTTACTTGTAGCGTCTGCTACTTCTTTTGTAGGTTGTGATTTCCCAAATTTTGTAGGGTCTTTTACAAACTCATCATATTGTTTTGCTATTCTTAAATCTTCTGCTTCTGTTTTATTAATTCGGTCTAATTCATTTTTAAGAGAAGTTCTTACACCTTCATTGCCTTTTAGTATTGGGTCTTCGTCAAAAGTTTTAAGAGTTTGTTGTATTTCTTTTCGTCTAGCTATCATAAAAGGAGTTAAAGCTAGTTTTGCACCTCCCATTCCTATAACATCTAAATAAGATAAAGCTTCTCCTAATTTATCACCTCTACGTTTTGCTAATTCTGTAGATATTCCAGGAATAAAATCAGCTAC